ATTCCAACCTAAGATTGGATTTAAAACTCGTTACGGCATGGTTGCTAACCCATTTGCACAAGGTCTTACACAAGGTAACGGCATTATCAATGCTCGTACAAACGTGTACTATCGTATTTTTGGCGTTAAGAACTTGATGTAATAGAGTAGTCGAAAGACACTTTAGAAAAAAATCACCATAGAGTGATATTTCAAAGACCACCTTCGGGTGGTCTTTTTTTTGGTGCCTAAATAACTATATGTCAGCGATTTCAAGAACTCCTCAAAATACTAACTTTCTCCAACCGACAAAGTTTACGTTCCAATTGGATAGGATTGGTACTGGTCAATACTTCTGCCAGTCTGTAAATGTACCCGGAGTAAGTCTAGGACAGGCCCCAATCAATTTTCCAGGCTTAGATGTATATGCGCCTGGTAACAAGATGGTTTATAGCCAGTTAACCATTCGTTTTCTGGTGGATGAAAAGTTGCAATCTTGGATAGACCTGCATAACTGGTTCCGTTCTATTGCGGCACCGACTGGAACCGATGAGCGTAACAGATTGTCTGCAATACAGAACCAGTCAAAAACTAAAAGTACCCCATATTCAGATGGTACTTTAACCATTCTTTCTGCATTAAACAATCCACTTATTAGAGTAAAGTTTTACAATTTGTTTCCAACTAATCTGGCAGACATACAGTTTGACACCTCTTTATCCGCAGACGATACCATTACTGCGGAAGCCACATTTCAGTTTGATTACTTTGACTTTGAAACTACTTGACAACATAACGTATATGTGATATTATGAAGGTTTAGAATACATTTTTATTATATTATGGAAAACTTAGAACAAGTATTAAAACATTGGGAACGTGATACAGTTATTGACCAGACAGAACCTGGCAAAGAACTGATTAAGATTCCCACTCTACACAACAAATACCTTGGTATTCTCACTAAGCACAAAATTGCCGCAAAGAAGGCACATTTTGATTATCTCCGTATGAGAAAAATTAAATGGGAATATTATACAGGCAAAATGTCCCAAGAAGAACTTGCAGAGTATGGTTGGGAACCATTTCAGTTTACACTCAAATCCGACATTAATACATACTTAGAGGCCGATAGTGATTTAATTAAATTATTGGAAAAGAAAGTATATCACGAAGAAACGGTATCTGTTTTAGAATCTATTTTATCAGAACTTAAATCCAGAACCTTTCAATTGCGTGACTTTATATCATGGGAAAAATTCATTGGTGGACAATGATGGTCAAATACGATTCTTTATAAATACTCAAAAAGGAGTGTTTAATGGAAAATATATTTGAAAACCTCAAAGATACAAAATACGAAGATATAGATAAACAAGAATTTGAATCTCAAAGAGAGTTATTTGTATCTGAAGCATTAAAAAGAAATTCTACCTTTATTAAATGTCCACATTGTAATGTTACTGGCAATGAACCAAATATGTTGCGGTGGCATTTTGATAATTGTGAAACGGTATTAAGATGTTGTAAACAATGTGGCAATACAATACCACGACAAGGAATAAAACCTTTTTTATATAATGTCAAAAAATATTGTAACAGAAAATGTTACATGGAAAGTAAAAAAGGTAAGCCGCCTATTGTTATGACTCATGAGGTTAAAGAAAAATTATCCAAAATTGCTTTAAGTCAAAGTGAAAAAAGAAGTGAAAGAATTAAAATGAATAAACCATGGGAAACAAGATGGAAGAAAAAGACCTAATTATATCCAAATTGGATGAGGTCTATGCCAAGATACGATGTGAAAAATCTGTTGCAAAAGAACTACATGAATATTTTTCATTTATGGTTCCAGGATATCAATTTGTTCCGGCTTATAGAAATAAAATATGGAATGGTAAAATTTATCTTTACCATCTAAACACTTCTCAAATCTATCTAGGTTTATTAAATTATGTGGAACAGTTTTGTGAAGAAAGAAATTACACCTTTGAATATGAAGGTGGTGTAGATGTAGAAGATGAGTTTTCTTTATATCATGCCAAAAAGTTTGCAGAAGATTTATACATTCATTCAAATGGCAAACCAATTGAAACTAGAGAACATCAATTAAATGCCTTTGTTCATGCTATGCAAAAACGGAGAGCCTTATTAGTTTCTCCAACCGCATCTGGTAAATCTCTTATCATTTATCTTATCTGTCGGCAACTACTAGATTATCAAAATCTCAAAGGTTTAATTATTGTGCCAACCACATCGTTGGTAGAACAATTATACTCCGACTTTGGTGATTATTCAAGTGAAGTTGGATTCAAAAACTTTATGTGTGTTCATAGAATATACCAAGGTAAAGAAAAAGAAACGGATAAACCTATTGTCATTTCTACTTGGCAATCTTTGTATAAGATGCCAAAAGAATATTTTGAACAATTTGATTATGTTATTGGTGATGAGGCACATCTATTCAAAGCACAATCTCTTACTTCTATATTAACCAATTGTGTTAATGCCAAATACCGTATTGGTCTTACAGGTACTTTAGATGGAACTAAAACACACAAGTTGGTTTTAGAAGGTCTTTTTGGTCCTGTTCGTAAAGTAGTTACCACAAAAGAGTTGATTGATGATAATAAATTGGCTCAATTTGAAATTAAATGTCTTGTATTAAAACACACCGATGAAGAATGTTTATTGGTAAAAGATAAGACTTACCAAGAAGAAGTTGATTATCTTATTTCACATGAGGCAAGAAATAAATTCATTAAGAATCTTGCAGTTAGCTTAGGTAAAAATACTTTGGTTCTCTTTCAAATGGTTGACAAACATGGCAGAATACTGTATGATATGATAAGAGAAACAGAGAAGATTGGTGATAGAAAAGTATTCTTTGTTTATGGTGGTACAGAAACAACTGACCGTGAAGAAATAAGAAAGATTATGGAGATTGAAAACAATGCTATTATTGTGGCTAGTTTTGGGACTTTTTCTACTGGAATTAACATTAGGAATTTGCATAACATTATATTTGCGATGCCAACTAAATCGACAATTCGAACTTTGCAAAGCATTGGACGAGGCCTACGACAGAGTGATGGCAAAGAAATAGCCACTTTATATGATATTTCGGATGACCTTAGATATAAAAAACATATGAATTATACACTTAAACATTTCGTGGAAAGAACAAAGATATATAATGAGGAGAAGTTCCCCTTTAAAATATACAAAATAGGATTAAAAAATGCTTGAGTATAAAACACAAATAATTAAATTACAGAATGGGGATGATTTGATTGCGAATGTAACATTAAATGGTATGGATTATATACTTGATGAACCTATGTCTTTTGGATTAGATTTAAGAGGTCATAACTCTAATTTGGTTATGAGGCATTATTTGCCAGTTCAGCTGGTAAAAAAGAACCAAATGCAAATTAATATGAATGATGTTTTGACAGTACTTGAACCTGAAGAAGAATTCTGTGAATACTACATCAATACGGTAGTTAGACTCCGAGAGTTGTTACGGGCAAAGTCTTTAGTCGATGATTTGTCGGATGAAGAAATACAAGATATGATTAATAATTTTGAAGATATGGATCATGATGGAGTTACATTACATTAATACTTTCAACCAAGGACATACTCGACTATACACACTTGTCAAGCATATGTCAATAACAATATGTGGTAAACATGGCGACTAAACAAAAACATTATATTAATAACGGCGACTTTCTTCAAGCTTTAATTGAGTATAAAGAAAACTGTAAACTGGCAAAAAAGAATAAAACAGAACCTCCTCCTATTCCTAATTATATTGGAGAGTGTTTTATGAAAATTGCAGAAGGTTTATCTCACAAACCTAATTTTATAAACTATACCTATCGTGATGAAATGATGTCAGATGGTATTGAAAACTGTTTAATGTATTTTAATAACTTTGACCCCACCAAGTCAAAGAATCCATTTGCCTATTTTACTCAAATTATCTACTTTGCCTTTTTACGAAGAATCAGTAAAGAGAAGAAACAAACCTATGTTAAGTACAAAGCCACAGAACAAATGGGTATTTTGGATGAATTTGAAATGTTAGAACTTGAAGATGGTACTTCAATGCAATTCCAATTGTATGACAATATTGCCGAATTTATTGAAACCTATGAACAAACAAAGTCCAAAAAGAAAGAGGTAAAGAAACCTAAAGGGCTTGAAAAGTTTCTAGGAGAATGATATAATGTACAAAGTATATTATTATAGTGGCAGCACTACAGCATTAGATAAAATGCAAACTAAAGAATTTTCAACACTAGTTGAAGCAACCACATAGGCTAACTCACAACCTATGGGTTCAATTTTAGAAATTAAACATTATGAAAATCGCACTAATAACGGACCAACACTTTGGCGCTAGAAATGATTCAATCCATTTCTTAGATTACTATGAAAAATTCTACGAACATACGTTCTTTCCTGCTCTTGAATCTCAAGGTATTGATACTGTGCTTATTCTTGGGGATACTTTTGACCGCCGTAAGTATATAAACTTTTTTACTTACAAACGTGCCAGAGAAATGTTCTTTGACAAATTATATCAAAGAGAAATTAATGTATTCATGTTGGCAGGTAATCATGACACCTATTTTAAAAATACCAACGATGTAAATTCGGTTGAATTGTTGTTAGGTGAATACTCTAATATTGTTGTGATATCTTCACCAAAAACAATTACAATAAATGGTAATCATATCTGTATGTTACCTTGGATTTGTGCCGAGAATTATGCAGACAGTATGAAAGAGTTAAAAGATACCAAATCAGATGTTGTTATGGGTCATTTAGATATTGCTGGATTCCAAATGCACCGAGGTTTATCTTCAACAGAAGGACTAGACCGCAATATATTTTCTCGCTTTGACATGGTAATGTCTGGCCATTTCCATCACAGGTCTACCAGTGATAACATTTATTATCTTGGTAATCCATATGAACTTACTTGGCAAGATTACAATGACCCCCGTGGTTTTCATATAATGGACTTAGACACTCGTAAATTAACTTTTATTGAAAATCCAAATGTCATGTTCCATCGTGTTACTTATGATGATAAAGAACATAGCATTACCGAAATTAATGATAGAGATTTAAGTAAGTATACCAATACCTATGTTAAAGTTGTGGTAGTCAACAAAACTAATCCTTATCTATTTGACAAGTTTATGGAAAGATTATACAATGTTAACCCAATTGATGTTACCATTGCGGAAGACTTTGCTGACTTGACAGAAGGCGTAGAAGATGATATGATTAATGAAGCAGAAGATACAATCACAATCATTAATAAATTTGTGGATGGTATTACCGAAGAACATATTGATAATGAAAAGCTGAAAACTGTAATGAAAGAATTATATGTTGAGGCATTGAACCAAGAACAGGCATGATTATATTTGAAAAAGTCCGTTGGAAGAATTTTCTTTCAACTGGCAATAGTTTTACGGAAATCAATTTAACTAAATCACCAAATACTCTTATCATTGGTAATAATGGTGCGGGTAAATCCACTATTTTGGATGCATTATGTTTTGGTTTGTTTGGTAAACCATTTCGTAAGATTAACAAACCCCAATTATTAAACTCTATTAACAATCAGGCAGCTGTTGTTGAGATTGAGTTTTCTATTGGCAAAAAATCATATAAAGTAATTCGTGGTATTAAACCAAACACATTTGAAGTTTATTGCAATGGAGTTATGGTTGACCAAGATGCCAAAGCAAAAGATTACCAAGAACATTTAGAAAAGTTTATTCTTAAATTAAATTATAAATCTTTTACTCAAGTTGTTATATTAGGTTCTGCATCGTTTGTTCCATTTATGCAACTATCTCCGGCAGACCGAAGAGCAATTATTGAAGATTTATTAGACATTAATATCTTCTCCTCAATGAATGGTGTGGTCAAAGAAAAAATGTCTTTTATTAAAGACACCACACAAAAGACCAAATACGAAATGGATTTGACATCTGAAAAGATTAACTTTCAGAAACAAAGTATTGAAGAACATAAGAATCGTTCCAAAACAGAGATTGAAAAGAAAAGAAAAGAAGTCAATGAAAGTATTGACCAATCTTTTACTTTACAAAAAAATGTGGAATTAATCCAAAAACACATTGATGTATTGCAAAGTAAGATACAAGATAAGTTGTCAATCGAAAAGAAAAGTGCCAAATTGGTACAGTTGGAATCTAGGTTAGAATCTCGTTTAAAAAAATTAGAAAAGGAATATAAGTTCTATGAAGAAAACCACGACTGCCCAACCTGCAAACAAGGTATTGCTGACACCTTCAGACATAGCCAGCTTAGTGGAATCGATAAAACAAAAGGAGAAATTGGAGTTGGAATCCAGGATATTGAAACAAAAATCCAAGAGGCGAACAACCGTATCGAAGAAATCCAAAAAATAGTTAAACATATTCAAGACCATAATAATGAAATTGTTAAACATAATTCAACCATATCGGCAATCAATATCTACATTGATAAATTGCAAAGAGAAATTAATGAACTGGCAAGTAATAAGGATAGTATTGAAGAAGATAATCAGAAGCTTAAGGAACTCAAACAAGAGTTGTCCGTGTTGCTCACCAAGATGGAAGAATTATCAGTAGAAAAACAATACTATGATTTTGCAAGTTCTTTATTAAAAGATACTGGTATCAAAACAAAGATTATTCGACAATATTTACCAATCATGAATAAATTGATTAATAAGTATTTGACTGCAATGGACTTCTTTGTAAACTTTAATATTAATGAACAATTTGAAGAAACAATTAAGAGTAGACACCGTGATGAGTTTGGTTATGCCAACTTTTCTGAAGGTGAGAAGATGCGTATTGACTTGGCACTATTGTTTACATGGCGCCAAATTGCCAAGCTAAAGAATTCAACAAACACTAATTTGTTGATATTAGATGAAGTGTTTGATTCCTCATTGGATGGAACTGGCACAGAGGAGTTTTTGAAATTGATACATGAGATGGGTAGTGATACCAATATCTTTGTTATATCACATAAAGGTGACCAGTTGTTTGATAAGTTCCGGAGTATAATTCGGTTTGAGAAAAAGAATAATTTTAGTCAGGTGGCAAAATGAGCGAAATAATTAAATTTGATACAAACGATGCCTTAAAAGGTGATTATGTAGAAGTTCAAAAAATAAAAACTTTTCCATTAGTTGGTGAAGATAATCCTATTCTAAAAGAGGTATTGCCTGAGTTTAATTTTAAAAATCCGCCAGTTAATCCAAATGAATTTGCTTCCACTTTAGTGGAAACTTGCAAAGAAAATAAAGGTTATGGTCTTTCGGCCAATCAATGTGGATTTAGACATCGTGTTTTTGTAATGGGTGCTAATGATGATTATGTTGCATTTTTTAATCCAAAAGTAATTTCTTCTTCTGGTGAATCACACATGGTTGAAGGATGCCTTTCTTTTCCGTTATTAGGTTTGAGTATTACCAGACCGGCAACTGTTGAGGTGGAATATCAAGACTTCCACGGAGAAACTAAGAAGGCAACCTTTAGTGGTTTATCTGCTCGTTGTTTCCTCCATGAGCTTGACCACATGAATGGAATCGTGTATACTAGTCGTGCAAAGCCAATGGCATTACAGTCCGGAATAAAAAAACGGAATAAATTAATCGGAAAGTTAAGAATTAGATAATGGCAACACCAATTGAATTCGTAGAATCACAATGGAAAAAATGGTCGGAAGAAAATACGACCTTTGAACATATTGATGAAGAAGCAATGAAAGAGGTACTTATCAAAGACCTAACATATGCTTCTCAAATGGATGTTCGTGAATATACTTTATATCAGAAATGGTGTGAAGTAAAAGAAAGATATCCAATGCATGAAGTTTCCACTTTATTTGGCCAAGAAATGGCCATGATAAATCCCGAACAAAGAGAATTGGTGAATGAAGTTAAAGCCAACTTCTGGATGCCAAAGGAACCGGACGATTATGAGAAATTAAAACCTGTTATGGTTCTTTCAAATGGTCCTGATGCTGAAAGATGGAATGCCATTCGAACATTCTCATCTACAATGAAAAATAATTCTAACATTGGCCGTAATTTGTTTTATGTCTTAACAGATGAAGTAACTAATAAATACCTTGGTGTCATCTGTATCTCCTCAGACTTTCTGGATTTGACTCCGAGAGATAATGCAATTGGATGGTCGAGAGATATTAAGACACAGCAACACATGATTAACCATACTGCAATCGGTTCTACAATCGTTCCATTACAACCACTTGGGTTTAATTACATGGGTGGCAAGTTGTTGGCACTAATGTGTTTATCCGATACAGTTCAAAAGGATTGGAAAAGACAATATGGAGATGTCCTTGTTGGAGTTACAACTACTTCTCTTTATGGGAATACTAAGTCTGGTGGTCTATCTCAGTACGATGGATTAGAACATTGGAATAAAATGGGATTCTCCTCAGGTTCTGTTGCCTTTGAACCTAGTAGAGCAACCAAAAGATTAGTATTCGATTGGATTAAAGAGAATCACACTCGTAAATATTTTGAATGGTGGGAAGCCAAGAACACTCAAGGTCTTCCGCTTAAGCGTGACCATAAGAATCGCTCATTAAATTTTGCCTATTCTAAACTTGGCATTCCTAAAAATTTAATCCGTACCGAACATCAACGTGGAATTTATTTTTCTCCACTATACAATAATACAAACGAATTTCTCCGTAAGGAGATTACCGATTCTGACCTCGTAAAATCATTTGATACCAGCGAAGAAGCTTTGGCAAACATTTGGAAGACCAAATATGCCAAAGGTAGAATTAGGCAACTTCAGAAAAAAGATAATGTTTCATATGAAACACTTTTCTATGATGACCTAATTGAGTTGTCTTGGGAAGATACCAAGGCAAAATATTTGCCACAAGTTGGCAGATAATCAAGTATACCACATATATACTTGACAAACACACCTACATAATGATATGATGTGTTTACTTGCACTACGCAAGGATATTTTATTAACTTACTATGGAGTTTTACATGAAAAAGCAATTATCCGCTAAAGCCAAAATCCTCAATTTCTTGAGCAAGACAGACGGCTACAACACATTAACCACAGCTCAAGCTCGTGCTCGTTTCGGCATCATGAATGTCGGTGCTCGCATTGATGAGTTGCGCCAAGAGGGTAATGTGATTTACACAAATACCCGTAGCCGTGCAGATGGTAGCAAGGTTAAGTCTTATCGTTTGGGCAAGCCAACTAAGTCTTTGGTTCGCACAGCAATTCAAGCTGGTTATGTTCTGTAATCAGTAGTATCGAATAGGGGTATCTACGCAAGTGGTTACCCCTTTTTTTCTTACCATATATCGGAGTAATAATGGAAATCCAAATAAAAGCAGAAGAACTTAGAACAAAACGATTATTCGTTGCTACCCCCATGTACGGTGGGCAAAATCATGGTCTATACATGAAGGCGTGTTTAGACTTACAAGGTATGTGTATGCAGTATGGCATTCAAGTTAAATTTTCATTCTTGTTTAATGAATCTTTAATTACCCGTGCTCGTAATTATCTCGTAGATGAGTTCTTGCATCGTTCTGATTGCACTCATTTACTGTTTATCGATTCTGATATTCATTTTAACCCACAAGATGTAATTGCCATGTTGGCACTAGACAAAGATGTTATTGGCGGCCCTTATCCTAAAAAGGCAATCAAATGGCGTTCTGTCAAAAAGGCCATCGAGCGTAACCCAACTATTGATCCAGGAATGTTAGAGAAAGTTACTGGTGATTATGTTTTTAATCCGGTTAAAGGTACTGCACAATTTAATGTTACAGAACCACTTGAAGTGTTAGAGATTGGTACCGGATTTATGATGGTTAAACGTGAAGTATTCCCTAAGTGGGAGAAAGCATATCCTGAGTTCCGTTATAAACCTGACCATGTAGGCCAAGCAAACTTTGATGGTAGTCGTTATATTCATGCGTATTTCGATACTGTGATTGACAATGGTTATCCTTTTGACCATGTACATTCATTAATGGTCGATGCAGCTGCTGGTAAAGATGTTAAAGAAGGCTTTGATAAGTTACTTAAATTAGAAAAAGATGCTTCACATCGTTATCTATCAGAAGATTATATGTTCTGCCAATACTGGCGTAACATTGGCGGCACAATCTACCTATGTCCTTGGATGAAAACTGCACATATTGGTACTTATCATTTCCAAGGAGATATGCCATCTGTTGCTAATTTTGTTGGAGAAATGTAATGTCCACATTTGTTTTATCTGAAATTCCTGAAGAAGAAAAGATAAAAAGTCTTAAAGATAAATTAGTTGAAGAAGCACCATATCATCCAGGTTATGAAGGTGCTTCATCACAAGATATTGTTAAAGCATCGCAATCGGCCACCACAGGTGGTCGTAAGTTTGATGGCGGTAAATTGCAATATGGTTTAGTACCACCAAATGCATTAAAGGCAACAGTAGAGATTCTTACCTTTGGTGCAGAGAAGTATGAACCAGATAATTGGAAAAAAGTTCCTGATGCTAAGCGTAGATACTTTGATGCCATGCAACGGCATCTTTGGGCTTGGAAACAAGGTGAACAAAATGACCAAGAAACTGGTAAGAATCACTTGGCACACGCTATGTGCTGCTTGATGTTTTTGTATGAACATGATACAATTGATTTTTTAGATAATGGAGAAGTGAAATGAAGCTGTCAACCGAAACACTAAATGTATTGAAGAATTTTTCTGCCATCAATGAAGGCATTGAATTCAAAAAAGGTAATACTCTTAAAACGATGTCCTCTGGTAAAACTGTTTTGGCAGAAGCCAGTCTTAAAGATTCTTTTACAGATGAATTCTGTGTAGATGATTTAAATGAGTTTCTTCAGGTTCATGCCTTGTTTGATAACAAAGCAGAACTTGTATTTGATGACCATAACATCAATTTTAAAAATGGTCGCCAAAGTGTTAAGTATCGTAAGACGGCAAAGAACATGATTGTTACTCCACCTGAGAAGGCTCTTACTCTACCAACAGAAGATGTTAAATTTACCTTAACTGCGGAAGATTATGATTGGGTAATTAAAACTGCCAAAGTATTATCTTCTACACATATTGCCGTACAATCAGATGGTGAAAAGGTAGAAATCATTACTTTCAATGCCGATATTGATACTGCCCATGTGAATTCGATTCAAATTGGCGATGGTGATGGTAAAAAATATAAAGCAGTTTTCAACATTGACAACATGAAATTAATTCCTGGTGCATATGAAGTTATTATCTGTTTCAAAGGATTAAGTAATTTCAAAAATGCCAAAGGCGATATTCAGTATTGGATTGCTACAGAAGCAAAACACTCCAAATTTGGAGTTTAAATGGAGCCAATTGTAGTTGATAATTTTTTACCTGAAATTTATCAAAGTGCCTTTTACAGTATACTAACAGAACCAACGAGTATATTTACATATACTTTTAATAAGTATTCTGTAAATGCATCGGGTAATTCCGATGCATGGAAACATTTATTTTACACCGATGTGCCAACTCAAGAGCATATTCAGTTCAATAGAACTTTTATAAAAGACAATAAAATTGTCAATGAAGAATATTATAAATATTTTGCGCCATTGGTTGCCTGCTTTGAAACACACACAAATACTAAAGTTGGAAATATAATCCGAATCAAAGCAAATCTTTTACTTAACCAAGAAGGACCTAAACTTCAACCTCCTCATGTTGATGGTTTAAGATTAGTTGATGATAAACCCGTTTGTATGGGTAAAAAATCTCTAATATATTATGTAAATAATTCTGATGGAGATACTATTCTATATAATGAAAGATTTACAGGTGGGCCTGTTGGTCGTGTTACTGAACAATTGAGAGTCACGCCTAAAAAAGGTCGTGCAATTATTTTTGATTCGAATCAATTACACTCTGGTTGTGCTCCAACAAACAAAGCATATAGAGTGGTTATTAATTGTATTTTTGGTGAATGATGTTATATTATATTATGGGAGTTTTTGATGGAACAATTATTATGGGTGGAGAAGTATAGGCCACAACGGGTTGAAGATTGTATTTTGCCAGATGCAATTAAGACCACATTTCAAGAATATGTAAACAAAAAAGAAATACCAAACTTATTATTATCGGGTTCGGCTGGTGTTGGTAAAACAACAATTGCCAAAGCTCTCTGTGAAGAAGTTGGTTGTGACTATATCGTTATCAATGGCTCCGATGAATCTGGCATTGATGTTCTCCGTACTAAAATTAAAAATTATGCTTCTTCTGTTTCACTTACCGGTGGCAGAAAAGTAATCATTATCGATGAAGCCGATTATCTTAACCCTAATTCAACTCAACCAGCAATGCGTGGTGCAATTGAAGAATTTGCATCAAACTGTTCTTTTATATTTACCTGTAATTACAAGAACCGCATTATTGATCCAATCCATTCTCGTTGCTCAGTCATTGATTTTAAAGTCAACGGTTCTAAACAAAAAATGGCTTCAGCATTCTTTAAAAGAGTTGAGTGGATTCTGGAACAAGAAAACATCACATATGACAAAAATGTGGTGGCAGCAATCATTACAAAACACTTTCCAGACAATCGTAGGGTTCTTAATGAGCTGCAGCGATATTCGATTTCTGGCACAATTGATACTGGTGTTCTCTCTAATATTGCTGATATTCAACTTGAATCTCTCATCAAAGCATTAAAAGAAAAAGACTTTGGTTCTACTCGCAAATGGGTAACTAATAATCTCGACAATGACCCCGTAAAAGTTTATCGTAAATTTTATGATGGACTTTATGAAGTACTGAAAGCCAATTCAGTTCCGCAATTGGTTCTTATTCTTTCCAAATATCAATATCAATCGGCCTTTGTTGCTGACCAAGAAATTAATATGATTGCTTGTCTTACAGAAATTATGGTAGACTGTGAGTTCAAGTAATGAATATATTCAATTTATTGGGTATTGAGCCCAAAGAGGAAGAAATTTCCAAAGCTTGTGGCCATTGCGGTATTGTAAAACCTTTATCACAATTTCCAAAACATCGTGCTCACCACGACAGTAGGTGTTTTCTTTGTAAGAAAATACACGCTCAAGAAATCAAGGCCTTAAAAAAGGATCCATTAACTCCGCCTAAGCCCAACAAATGTGATTGTTGCGGTAGACCTGATGTTGGCGGACAAATGCTTGGTTTGAGAAAACAAGTAGGTCTTTGTTTAGACCACTCATATGATGAAAATGGAAAACCATATTTCAGAGGATGGATTTGTATACAATGCAATTCGGGTATTGGTTATCTTGGTGATACTTTGGAGGCTGTAAAAAAGGCTATTGCTTATCTTGAAAAAGGAGTTAAAAATGCCTGATTTGTTCAAAGAGATTATACCATCAATCTTACAGACTAAGAAAAACCCATTCCAAAACAAACAAGATTATAAAGACTATAAGCCTTTTTTAGTCAACCGAGCCTTGTCCTATCACATGGACTGCATCATCTATGTGAACCAAATGAATCTTTATCCTAGTATAGACAAGGACTTACAATATTCATATCTTCTAAATACTATAAGGTCGATGAAACGGAAATTTGAACCGTGGCAGAAATCAAAGACCGATAACAATCTGGAAGCCGTTAAAACATATTTTGGTTACTCCAATGAGAAAGCCAAAGAAGCTTTGCGTATTCTAACTGATGAACAAATCGCTGACATAATAATAAAAACAACAAAAGGCGGAGTGAAAAAGTAATGATTTCAATTATAGATTTAGTTGAAGTTACATTGGGTGAAAAAGATGATTTTCTTAAAGTGCGTGAAACTCTTACCCGTATCGGTGTAGCTTCCAAAAAAGACAGAATACTCTACCAATCTTGCCATATCTTACACAAGCAAGGTAAATATTATATCGTTCATTTCAAAGAACTCTTTGCATTAGATGGTAAACCCACCGACATTTCTGAGAATGACTTGTCACGCCGTAATGCCATTGCTAAACTACTGCAAGATTGGGGTTTAGTAAAGGTGGTAAATTCAAAACAGATTGAGGAACCTCCTCCAATCTTTCTATCTCAAATCAAAATTCTTTCGCACAAAGAAAAAGATGAATGGGATTTAGTACCAAAGTATAATATTGGTAAAAAACCCGGTGCCTATTGATTTAACTCCCAAAATATAGTATAAATATGACTGCACTCCAATTATGGAGTGCATTTTGATTTGAGGAGTATTATATGGATGTATTAAAACTATTAGATGGCCTAGGTTATCTATGGATGGTATTCTTTATAATGATTGCTGCTGGACTAGCCAAAGAGTATTCTCTTTTTGCCCCAGCGTATTCTTATATTAAGAACACCTTCCGTTCTAATAAATTTGTTGTTGTTCTTCTAAGTGCAGTTGGTGGTGTTTTACCAATTGAAGGTAGAGTAACAGTATCAGCAGGTTTACTAGACACCGTAGTTCCAAAAAATGGTCCAAGTCGTGAGAAGATGGGTATCGTTGATTATCTATCGACACACCACTATTATATGTGGTCACCTTTAGAAAAAACAGTTGTTCTTCCTATCGCAGCTTTTGGTCTCACTTATGCAACTTTTATTGGCATGATTGCGCCATTGCTTGTTGTTAGTTTAGCTTTCATTTCTTGGTACATTTGGTATCAAGTTAAAGATGAAGATATTGCCATTCTGCCTGGCAATTTTAAACTCAGCACAGTAATGCGTAATGTCTTTCCTATGTTTATTGCTTTGGGTGCTTACATTTATGTTGGCGGTAAAGATAATGTTTTTGTAATTTTTGGTCTGTTAGCTCTGTATTATGTTTTCATTACACAACAATGGAACTATAAAAAGTTATTAGACTATGTGAATTGGGAAGTAATAATCACAGTTGCCGTTGTTATCATTCTAGGTAACTTCTTTAAATCCTATAATAACGAATTTAATGCATACCTCAAAGGTTCGGGTTTTGACCCACATTCTTTGATTGGTATGACTTTGATTTCGCTTGTTGGATTCGTTGCAAGTTTTCTGATGGGTAGTAGTGGTAAGTTTGTTGCATTTGCCGTATTGATGGCTCAGGTATTTGGTCAAGAGTTTTTTGTATGGTTCTTTGCAATTGACTATGCCGGTTATTTACTGAGTCCTACACACAAATGTGTTATGATTGGAAACCGTTATTTTGGTACACCACTCAAAACATATTATAAGGCACTTGGTATTTGGGCAATATTATTAATTATTACCGCTGGACTATTGACATTTTTGTAAAAATATGTTATAAATATAAGTGTAGATGCCTTCGGGGTCTACACTTTTATTAACTCGCTTATCAATAAGGAGAAACACATGACAAGCACAACTCTATCTTTATTCCCACAATGGACTTCACTCCATAAATCTTTGGATCCTTTCACAGTTGGTTTTGATGATGTATTAGACCAAATCCGTGATATCTCCGAAACAGTCGCCAAGAATGTACCTGGATATCCTCCATACAATATTAAACAAGTCAAAGACAACAAGTATGTCATTGAAATGGCAGTTGCTGGTTTTGCCAAAACTGATATTGAAGTTACTTTAGAAGGTAACAAATTGGTAATTAAAGGCGCAGCTGTTGAGGCTGATGAGGACTCAACCAACTTTATCTACAAAGGTATTGCCAACCGTAATTTCAATCGCACTTTTACTCTTGCCGATAAGGTAGAAATCAAAGATGCCGAAATTGCAAATGGTATGCTTAAAGTTTGGTTAGAAAATATGGTAAAAGTTCAAGATGCGGTAAAGAAAATTACTGTAAAATCGAAAGATGAGTAATTGGTGGCCTGTATCCGATGAGGAATGGGAACAATTGAATTACCCAAACGGTAAATAATAAAAAGAGGCCTTGACTGGCCTCTTTCTTTGAGTTATAATTATATCATGAAAAACTGGAACAAAACTAAACCAAGACCTGGTCATACTGGCGGTAAAGCCGTCCTTAAAAAGGTTCGTTCAAAAACGAATCAAGATGTCTATTATACCTATTCAAATTGGGCGACCAATGAGATTGAAGGTATCACTTTTATTCCCGTGGTCAAAGATATACCCGATTCAAAGAAGAATCAGGTGGTATTTTATATGCGTAAAGATAATGTGGAGTATGTGAAATGAGTAAATTAACAGAACATCAATTATTAACAAATTGCAAACGCCCATTTAATCCAAAAAATAAATGTGATATTGTTTTATTGAAACAATTTTTATCAGAAACTAAGTGGGGCAGTCCTTGTCCTTTTCTTTTAGAAGAACCATATCTAACAATACCTGATATGATGAAAGACAAATATATTAAATTTCAATTGGGGATAAAATGATAGATTGGTTAATGTATTCTGGTTGTAATATTACCCTTAAATTAAATCCATTTCATTGGAGGATTTCTTTTAAATATCTTCAAACAAACGAAGCATGGGAACAAGATGCTTTAGTTATAGAACTTTTACCAATTACTATTCGTGTTTGGTTTGATAATGGAGAGTGGTAATGCAACCTTGGGGACACCATCTAATTTTAGATGTAAAAGGTTGTCAACTTGACCGAGCTAAAGATCCAGAATATATCAAACATTTTGTCAAAGACTTGGTGAGATTGATTGAAATGGTACCTTATGGCCAACCTCAAATGACCCATTTTGCGGCTGGTACCAATAAAGCCGGTTGGACTGTCATACAGTTAATTGAGACCTCCAACATCATAGGACACTTCCTAGATGTTTCGGGAGACCTATATCTTGATGTATTCAGTTGTAAAGATTTTGAGGCGGAGGTAGTCACCAAAGCGGTTTATGACTATTTCCGACCAGAATCTATCCGCCGCCGGCGTATTTGGCGTTCGGCATAGTTATAAATAGCCATGAGTGAGCAAGTACGGAGCGCTATAATTATTGGGTCAATTTACTAAGGAGAGACCTAATGAAGTTAAGTATAGTTGGTTGTCCCGATAAAGAACGCTTTAGACCTTTTGTCAAGCGGGCAGCGCTGTTTTACGCTCAGGAATTAATGTCTGAAAAAATGTTGGAAAACATCTTTGTGCGAATTAAGTTTACCAAAGATATACCTGCATACGGATATGCTTCGGTTGAAGATTATAATGATAGTGGTAAACCAAGAGAATTTGAAATTGAGTTACACTCTGGCATTGGTGGTCATGATATTCTCAAAACATTAGCCCATGAAATGGTTCATGTGAAACAATATGTTTACGGTGAAACCAATGAAAGATTAACTCGCTGGAAAGGCCAAAGAGTTGATTCTGATACGATTGATTATTGGGTTCAACCTTGGGAAATAGAAGCACATGGATATGAGGCTGGTTTATTTACCAAATTTGCTATTAAAGAAAAACTTTGGGAAATATTTAAAGGTGTCACTAATCCAGATTCAGAAATTGAAATAGAACCTTTGGGATGGAAAGAACATGACACACAAGGATACTTTGAACAAAACCTACGGGAACATTCCTAAAGAAGTAGGTTTTGCCTTTGACATCATGGATTCTCTACCCACATTTCGTGGAATCAAATACTGGTATATTTTAACAAAAAGATACTTTACCCGTTGACAAAAAAATAAAATAGTGTTATAGTATTACATATGAAAGAAAAGGCAAATACATCTCCAACTCCTTCTTGGGGTAGAATGTTGACTAAAAAAGAATTATTAGATTTACTTGCCAGAATTGAAGCAAAAGGTAAGGCAAGAAAAGATAAAGAAAAGTAATATGCGGCCGGGGTATAGAACCAGAGTAGGTGTCCAATCTACTCACTTAGTGCAAATCTAAGCCACCGCTCCAGTTTTATGCGGAGTGTAATAGTACGATTTAAGACACCCTCTTAAATTATCTGAGCATAGCAGAACTCCGCTCCATCAATTTTTTTGATTAAGCTCATTAAAATATATCATAAAGTAAATAACACAATTTTATTGATTTGAGTAATATATAAGTTTTTAACTATGGAGTAAATATGTCTATTACAATTAAAAACCTTGAGAGTGCATTGGCTGGCGAATCAATGGCTCACATCAAATATCGTTATTTTGCCAAAATGGCTCGTGATGAAGGCTTTGAAAGTATTGCAAAGCATTTTGAACATACAGCAGACCAAGAAATTCTCCATGCATGGGGACACCTTGAGTTATTAATTGGTAAACCATCTACTAAAGAATGTTTAGAAAAAGCCATTGAGGGTGAAACATACGAGTTCACTACGATGTATCCAAAAATGCAATCAGATGCAGCCTTAGAAGGCAATCAAGAAGCAGAACGTGAAGCTGCACATCAAATTGCTGAGTCACAAACTCATGCAGAAGAATTTAGAGCAATTCTTGCAAAAGCAGAAAAACGATTTACAGCTTTAAAGAAAGTTGAAGAACGCCACGCAAATGCTTATCAATTAAAATTAGATGAACTCTTACAAGTGGAGCCAAGATAATGACAGCGGAAATTTTACATAAGTGTATTGTATGTGGTCATGTTCATGATGAAACTGTTGAAGGTAAATGGGAAACTTTACCCGATGACTTTGAATGTCCTGATTGTGGTGTTGGTAAAGAAGATTACATTTCGGAACTCTGGCATCAGGTTTGATATATACAGAAGCGGGGTAGCTCAGTCCGGTGGAGCGCTGGACTCATAATCCAGAGGCCGTGCGGTTCGAATCCCACCCCCGCAACCATTAAGGAGATATTATGAGTGAGATTAAAATTAATAGTAAAAAAATGCCTAATATACCTACTGCCAAACCTAAAGGTGTGGCAAAGCCAATTCAGGCAAAAACTCCAATTAAAGCAAAAATGAATGTTATGCGGAAGGCTGGGAGAGGAAGATGATTGAAAAAGAAGTAGAAGAATTGGATCCTGTTAAAGAACAGGATTCAAAAAATGAAGATGATGAGTTCAAGCGCATAGAGCGAGAACAACAAAAAAAATATAAAGAACCTAGTGTTGTTATTTGGCCATAGATTTTAAAATTTGGCCAAACATTCCAAACCGGTCAATATTAGAGAACCCATTAAAACAAATGAAAATATAATAATTGGTAATTTATTCATAATAACCTCAGTTAGTTAACGTGTGAATGCTCCTGATTCTACTATCATCAGAACTAAACACAAAATTAAAACTCCAATAAAAATTAATGGTTGCTCTCTCATTTATACAACTTAAAAAAATACGTTACTAGAGCAGCTGCTGTCATACACCACCAAAATACTTGAACTTGTTTTTGACGGTCAACATCCATTAATTTTTCTTCTTCAGAACGCTCTTTTTCCATCTTTGATTTTAGAGCTTCAATTTCACCCCAAGCATTCTTACCGTATTTAGAAATTGCTTGTTTTTTAATGTTTTCTATTTCTTTTTCGTGAGCTTTATCCCTCTCATATTTTTCAAAAGCTCTGAATTCAGCCATCGACTGCATATATTCTTGCCGAGCTTTGGCTTGCAATCTTTGGACGTGTTGTTGTTGAACGGCTCTTTCCATATCCGCTTGTTGGTCGGACACCACACCACCTAATTGTTTACCCACATTTTGAGCACCTTTTAATGTACTCACGGCACCTTGAGCGCCAGTAATAATTGGATCAGCCATTTAATTATACCATTAATTTGTTGACAGGAGGGACAAAAAATAGTATAATTGTAATTCAAATCATCATATGTATTTATAATAGAAAGGTAATTATGGACATCAAAGTACTTAAATTAATCACAATGGAAGAGGTTTTATCTGAGATTGAATCAGAGGATGAAACACATTATGTTTTAATCAATCCAGTCGGTATTGCAGTAGTTCGTGGTAAAGATGGTCAACCCAATGTAGGTTTAGCTCCATTTCCACTCCACGGAGAACAAAAAACTGATGCCACTATTGCCATACCTAAGCGTAGTGTAGTATACTCTTATATTCCTTCTGAGGATTTTATTAATAACTACAAACAAGTTTTTGGTGCTGGCATCGTAGTGCCTCCACAAAAACAAATCATTACAGGTTAAATTGAGTAATTTTTACACTAATGTACAAAGCTTTGGTAATAACATACTTTATCGAGGCATTCAAAATGGTAAGGCGGTAAGGGAGAGAATTGACTATTCTCCCTCGCTTTATATTCCATCCAAAAAAATCACCAACTTTACAAATTTAGATGGTGATTATCTAGACCAGAAAATCTTTGGTGACATTCGTGCCGCTAGAGATTACATCAAACAGTTTGAGGGAGTACCTGGTACTCCTACAATCTATGGTCAAACCAGATATGAATATGCCTTTATTGCCGACCAACACCATGGTATGGTTGATTATGATTTTAATAAAGTTCAGATTGCTGTAATTGATATTGAAGTTGGTTCTGAGAATGGATTTCCTGACCCATATAAAGCAAACGAACCTATCACGGCTATTTGTATTAAATTTCTAAATCAAACTCCTTTTGTATTTGGTTGTGGTGAGTATGAAGTAAAAGGCGATGAGGTGTATATTCGTTGTAAAGATGAATACAATCTCTGTAAGCAATTTATGGAGTTTTGGAAAGACAAATATCCTGATATTGTAACCGGTTGGAATACAAAGTTCTTTGATATACCATATCTCATTAATCGTTTTCGTAAAATTCTTGGCGAACCAGAGACCAAGAAATTATCTCCTTGGAACTATATTTCTGAACGCAATACAGTAATTAACGGCCGACAATTGACCGCATATGGTTTACTTGGTGTTGAATCACTTGATTATATTGAACTATACAAATGGTATGCACCAGGAGGTAAGTCACAAGAATCTTATCGATTGGATAACATCGCTCAGGTTGAATTGGGTGAAGGCAAAATCTCATATGATGATTATGATAACCTACATTCATTGTATCGTTTAAATTATCAATTGTTTATTGAGTATAACATTAAAGACGTTGAACTCATTATCAAATTAGAAAACAAGTTGAAACTACTTGAATTGGCTGTAACTCTTGCCTATGACACCAAAACAAACTTTGAAGATGTCTTTGCCCAAACTCGTATGTGGGATTCTTTGACATATGCCTATCTGTTTGAGAAAGGTATTATTGTTCCACCACGAATTACTAAAGAAAAAGATTCTGCATTTGAAGGCGCTTATGTTAAAGATGTTCAAGTTGGCAAACATGATTGGGTTGCTAGTTTTGACTTGAACAGTCTGTATCCACATTTGATGATGCAATATAATATTAGTCCCGAAACATTGATAGAACCAGAAAACTACACAGATGAAATGCGTGAGGTATTATCTCAAGGCGTTGATGTTAATAAATTGTTGGCCAAAAAAGTTGACTTGTCTAAACTTAAAGGAGTCACAATTACTCCTAATGGTCAATTCTTTAGAACCGACTTTCAAGGTTTTTTACCTAAGATGATGGAAGAAATGTATCAAGATAGAAAGAAGTTTAAAACTTTAATGTTGAAAGCAAAACAGGATTATGAAAATGAAACAGATGAAAGTAAAAAATATGAAATTGAAAACCGAATTGCTAAGTACAACAATATCCAACTTGCAAAAAAAGTTTCCCTTAATTCTGCTTATGGTGCTCTTGGTAGCCAATATTTTCGTTTTTATGACCTACGAATGGCCCTTGGTGTTACTACTGCTGGACAATTAAGCATTCGTTGGATTGAGGCCAAACTTAATGATTGGATGAACAAATTATTAAAAAGTGAGAAAGACTATGTTATTGCATCGGATACAGATTCGATTTATCTCAACCTTGGTCCATTGGTTGATAGCATTGTTAAGACAAAGACTGAAACTGGAAAAGTTATCTCCATCATGGATCGTATATGTGAAGATAAAATTCAACCTTATATTGACAAGAGTTATCAAGAACTTGCAGAGTATGTCTGTGCGTTCTCTCAAAAAATGGAGATGAAACGAGAAGGCCTTTCTAGTGTAGGTATTTGGACAGCAAAGAAACGATATATTCTTAATATTTACAATAATGAAGGTGTGCAATACAATGAACCTTACATTAAAGTAATGGGTCTTGAAATGATTAAATCTTCTACTCCATTTGTCATTCGTGAAAAAATGCGAGAAGCAATTAAAATTATATTGAATGGCAAAGAAGAAGATATACATGAATTTATTGAGAATTTTAAACAAGAATTCAAATCTTTATCACCTGAAGAAATCTCCACACCAAGAGGACTTAACGGATTGGCTAAATACTCCGATGCCGCAACTTTATATAAATCAGGTACACCGATTCATGTAAAAGGCGCTATATTGTATAACCACTATCTTAAAGAAAAAGGATTAACCAAGAAGTATCCACTCATTCAAGAAGGCGAAAAGATTAAGTTTACCTATCTTAAAATGCCAAATCTATTCAAAGATACTGTTGTGTCTTTCCCATCCAGATTTCCAAAAGAATTCGAATTGCAAGACCATATTGATTATGATACCCAATTTGACAAAAACTTTTTGGAACCTGTTAGAGTTATACTTGAATGTATTAAATGGAAAACAGAAAAGGTTAGTTCCTTGGAGGACTTTTTCGCATGACATTTCTAACACTACTTTGTGCATTAGCACTATCAGGTATTGCTGCTTGGTATTCCGTAATTGGATTAGCAGCAATTTTTACTGGCGCCTTTTGGCCAATCATCCTTATGGGTTCAGTTCTTGAAGCCAGTAAATTAGTTACCGTATCATGGTTGTATCGTAATTGGAAAGAATGTCCAATACTATTAAAATCATATCTAACTAGTGCGGTTATTATTCTTATGCTCATTACATCAATGGGTATTTTTGGTTTCTTATCTAAGGCGCATATTGATTCTACACTTGATGCTGGTGCTAATAATGTAGAAATTAAAACACTCAATGTGCAAGAGAAGATTGCCAAAGAAAGATTGGATTATTTGTTGGCTCGTGCCAAGGATCCATCAACGGCAAGTAATCGGTTGGATAAACAAATTCAGGACACTCAAAAAGAACTTAATGAAATTACCAAAAAGAAATTACCATTACTAAAAGAATCCAATAAACTTGTGGCAGAAGTTGGTCCTATCAAGTATGTTGGTGACATGGTGTATGGTAGTGAAGATGACAATGCCATTGATAAGGCAGTTCGTTTGGTAATCATGTTAATAATGGTTGTATTTGACCCTCTAGCTGTGTTATTATTAATAGCAGCGAATATGTCAATGCGTGGTATTCCAGGTAAACCCATTGTTAAGAATGGTGAAGTGGTTGGTTTAACGCCAAGTGATATTCCTGTATTTGTTCCTGAAAAAGAAAAAGAAAGTACCGTTGAGGTTGATAAAGAAAACATTGCTGAAATTTCAAAATTAGGTACAGAAGAAACTTTACAGGCAACTGAACCTGAAGAAGAAAAAGTGGAACCCATTAAAATACCTGAAGATATGGATCCATTTACAGGACAACCTATTCAAAAGAAACGTGGGTTTCCAAATCGTAAAAGTAATGCAGAAAAACTAGAACCTAAGTATGATTATGATGCTGAGTTTGCATTTAAACAAAAAGGTAATGATAACAGTAATTCTTGAAAAGGTAATTTATGAGTATACTTGATAAAATTAAAAAGAATAGTAGTATTAAAGATTCGGCTATTCTTTCAAAATCGAAATTCTTTACGAATAAGGATATGATTCCAACTTCTGTGCCAATTATTAATGTGGCCTTGAGTGGTAAATTGGATGGAGGTTTAACACCAGGTCTTACAATGTGGGCAGGTCCATCAAAACACTTTAAGACTGCTTTTTCATTATTGATGGCAAAATCTTACTTGGACAAATATCCAGATGCGGCTCTTTTATTTTACGATTCTGAGTTTGGTACTCCTCAGTCTTATTTCGATTCGTTTGGAATTGATACTGATAGAGTCCTTCACACACCTCTTACAGATATTGAGCAGTTAAAGTTTGATATAATGCAACAACTCACCAGTTTAGAACGTGGTGAACATTTAATTATTGTTATTGATTCAATTGGTAATTTGGCTTCAAAGAAAGAAGTTGATGATGCACTTGATGGCAAATCAGTTGCCGATATGAGTAGAGCAAAACAAGTGAAGTCGTTATTCAGAATGGTAACTCCTCATTTATCATTAAAAGACATTCCAATGATTGTAGTTAATCATACATATAAAGAAATTGGAATGTTTCCTAAAGACATTGTTGGTGGTGGCACAGGTTCATATTATTCTGCGGATAACATCTTTATTATTGGGCGGCAACAAGAAAAAGAAGGCACAGAAGTTGTAGGTTACAACTTCATTATCAATGTGGAGAAATCAAGATATGTCAAAGAAAAATCTAAAATACCTGTTACTGTGCGCCATGACGGCGGCATTAGTAAGTGGAGTGGTTTACTTGATATCGCACTTGATGGTAAATTTGTTGTTAAACCATCTAATGGTTGGTACTCAAGGGTGGACCAGATATCTGGTGAGGTAGAAGATAAAAAATATCGTATCAAAGAAACCGATACATCAGATTTTTGGTTACCAATTTTAAAAACTAAAAAATTCCAAGATTATGTTTCAGACAAATATCAGATTGCAACTGGCGGTATTATGCAAGATGACATTGAGGAAGCATTTGATGTGGAGACCACGAATGGAGTAGAAGATGAAGAACTTAGTTGAAGGCATTGATTACTGTTACATCTATCCTAAAGATGATCCACAAGCGGTACATATTAAATTTTTAGAAGGACCATACAAAAGTACCATATTCAAATATGGTAAAGTAAAATTTGATGAAAAAGATGGCCAGGTCTATTTACTTTTTGCTTATGATGTGTTAGAATCAACAGTAAGTAAACCAAAGAAGTTGGAAAAAGATGTTGACTTTAAAAACTACATTGGCGACTTATTAGTAGAAATAATGTCAAACAATATTGAACAGGAAGTATATGATGAAGTTGGAACAAGCGATATTAAAGAATCTGATTTACAATGAAGATTATTTAAGAAAAGTATTACCGTTTTTAAAACCAGATTATTTTTCGGACAGAACCGAAAGAACCTTATATAATGAAATTACATCGTTTACGGAAAAATATAATTCTTCGCCATCGGTTGAAGCAATTGGTATTGCCATCAAAGAAAAGAGTAATCTTTCGGATGAGGAAGTTAAGGGATGCGAAACTTATCTCCAAGAAATTGAGGCAAATAGCAAAGCAGAAACCGAGGTTCAATGGCTTGTTGATAAAACGGAAAAATTTTGCCAAGAGAAGGCGATTTACAATGGTGTACTACGGGCTATTTCAATTCTCGATGGTAAGGACAAAAACCAGGACAAAGGTGCGATTCCCTCTATATTATCGGCCGCTTTGGCAGTTTCATTCGACACCACAGTAGGACATGATTACTTAGAAGATAGCGATGAACGATATGAATTTTACCACAGAAAAGAAGAACGTATTCCATTCGATTTGGATTACTTTAATAAGATTACCAAAGGTGGTCTGCCTGCTAAAACTCTTAATATTGCTTTGGCTGGAACTGGTGTTGGTAAAAGTTTATTCATGTGTCATGTCGCTGCGGGCGCCATGGTTCAAGGCAAGAATGTATTGTATATCACATTGGAGATGGCAGAAGAAAAGATTGCAGAACGAATTGATGCAAATCTACTCAATGTTACGCTCGATGATTTGATTGACCTTCCGAAAGATATGTATGATAAGAAAGTTGCCAAAGTCCGTGAAAAGACTTATGGTAAACTTATCATCAAAGAATATCCAACCGCTTCGGCATCTGCAACTCATTTTAGGACATTACTCAATGAACTTAATCTTAAACGTAGTTTTAAACCTGATATTATTTTTATTGATTATCTTAACATATGTTGCTCTTCTCGTATTAAAGCCGGTGCGAATATTAATTCATACACCTATGTTAAATCGATTGCAGAAGAACTTAGAGGACTTGCGGTTGAGTATAATGTTCCTATTGTTTCTGCCACGCAGACTACTCGTTCAGGATTTACAAGTAGCGATCCAGGTCTTGAGGACACCAGTGAATCATTCGGACTCCCAGCCACCGCAGACTTGATGTTTGCTTTGATTACAAGCGAAGATTTGGAAGAACTTGGTCAGATTATGGTTAAGCAATTAAAAAATCGGTATAATGACCCAACATATTATAAACGATTTACAATTGGTGTTGACCGAGCAAAGATGAGATTGTATGATGTAGAACAGTCTGCCCAACAAGGCATTGCTGATGCCGGTAAAGCACCAATTGGTGCCTTCAACAAAATTCAACCGCAGAAAAAATCATTTGATGGATTTAAAGTATGATGTTAAGTAAAGATGATGCTTTGCATTGTGCAAAGGTCTTTCACGATTACTTTGGTAACTTTGACCGCATTGATGAGTATATGCGTGACCAAAAGTTAAACTCTTTGGCAGAAATGCCATCTTCATTATTTCCCCCTGAAGAAGAATTATTCTCTGATTTCTCCATGCATCCAAATGATATGGATATTGAAGTGTGTGAGATACCAAATGAAACATGGGAAACATTACTTGCCATTATTAGTTCCCATGTTAATATCCGACCTGTTGGTCGGAATCTCCATTTGGCAGTCAAAGAAAAGAACACAGGAAAGTATCTTGGATTCATTCGTTTAGGTTCGCCTGTCATCAACTGTAAACCCCGAAATGAATTGCTTGGACAAGTGTTTACGCAGAAACCTGAATGGGGAAAACGCTTCAATGATTCAGCGATGATGGGTTTCGTAATTGTACCATCTCAACCATTCGGTTTTAATTATCTTGGTGGTAAACTATTGGCGGCCATTTGTACCAGTCATACTGTCAGAGAAATGGTAAATAAGAAATACAATATGAATTTGTGTTTGTTTGAAACTACCAGTCTGTATGGTTCTACAAAATCATCTTCTCAATACGATGGTATGAAACCTTTGATTCGCCATCAAGGTGAAACCGAGTCCGACTTTCTACCAATGATGCACGGCAAACCGTATTCTGATTTAGTAAAATTTGTAGAAGATAAAGTGGGGAAGATTGTGGATGATAATATCTCCAGTAGAAAACTAAAGATATCAATGAAGATTATATCTATGACTAAGTCTGCTTTAAAAGGTACTGGTGAAGCAGCAGCATTCCAATTAACGATTGACAACGCTAAAAAGTTGACAGAACAGAAAAGATATTATACATCCGATTATGGATTTAAGAATATGATTGATTATGTGGACTGTAAGACTGATGTTCTTTTACCTGGTGAAAACTATGAGAAACATAATTTAGAGAATATCATTGACTGGTGGAAGAAGAAAGCCAGTAATCGTTATGAAACATTGAGAAGTGAAGGTCGCCTCCGTACAACACTTGAAGTCTGGACTAACGATACAAATATTGACATTATCCGTTAGGTGTGTATAATAAATACTCTTACTTAACGGAGATAATATGGCAGGACTTTCAGCAGCAGACTTCTTTAAAGAACCTACAAGTGTCAGGCCAGACAGAAAACTGCTCGTATTAAAAAAATATAAGGCAGAAGAAGCCTTTCAAATGGCTGATGGCAAATTTGTTGTTTTTAAATTTGAAAAATCTGTTTACGATAAAATAAGTGGTTTAAAACCTGGCGATAATGCTGGGTATAATTCAATCATTTTAAAAGACACCAAAGGAAAGCCACACAAATTAAATAAGATTGGTAAATCAAAAGAATTTGGCGGTGGCGGTTCAGGTTCAGGTGGAGGTGCTGAGAACACCAAAAACAATGAATCGTCCGTTTGTTTATGGTGTGCAGTATATAAAGTTTTTGGTAAAGCCGATATTGCTACTGTAATTAAAAATTATAGTAATCCAAAAGTTAAAGCAATATATGATGTTGATGAAACAGACAAAAATATGATTTCTCAAACAGATGAATTATGGTTAGGACATTATGAAAGAACTGCTAAATTCTTGGTGAATGGATTGTTTAATCGAGGTGATTATATCTACCATAGAGGTGGTCCTTTTGTTGCAAAAATCTATAAGAAGTTTTCTGAATTAAATAAATTATTACCTACACCTTTTGCAAATGCGAATAAATGGAATCCTGCGGACATTTGGGTTTCAAAAAAAGGATTTAATTTAGAAGGTTTAGACAAATGCCAAACAATTGATTGTTTAAATCGTTATATATTAAATGCTTTAAAAGATAGAGTATTAGTTGGCATTTCTTTAAAGAAAACAGAAAACCGTATTCACCAAACAAACTTTAATGTGGGTGAAAAAAGACCTCCAATGAAATGGAATGGTTACAGAGTTGCGGCTAAAGGAAAAGGCATCTTTGGTTCAAAAGACGTTTATGTTTATGGTAAAGGTGAAGATGAAGTTGAAATGCAAGTCCGTTCATTTGATGATTTGTCTGGTTATCAAGGAGAAATTATTGGCGCAAAAGCAAAGTATGGTAAAATTGCTCATGGTCCAATAAATGTTGTATTATCTGATTTAAAACTGCCAATATTATCACCACAACAAACAATTGTGGCCAAAGCAAGAAATAAAGATAAAACTATGATTAAAGAATTATATAAGATGTTTAAAAAATATGAAGAACCTGGAGTTACAGAACAAAACTTTATTACAACAGTTACTTCTAAAGACACCAAAGCTGATTGGTTGTTTTCAAAATATTTGGGAGTTAAATTGATTGATATATTAATGTCGGCGCCTATGTCAAAAAGAGATGCGTTTGTTCAAGGTGCAATTGGATACGCTCTATCAAATTCAAAAAATAGTTCAGCGTTTATAAAAATATCAGAATAAGGTAAATTATGGCACTAATAGATTTTGATAAACTAGCATCACAATACGATGATGATAATGATTTTGGATTCTCTGCGGTATCTGAAGAAGAATATAATTCGGTTATTAAAAATACCGAAAAGACTGCCGACAATTATAAAGCACGGCTTGCCGAAGTAGAGAAAATTATTATACCATTCCTTACTAAGTTACATTCGACCGGAGACAAAGAATATATATATTGGCCAAATCGTAAACCTATTATTGAAAAACAAATAGAAAGAATATTGAAATTAACTAAGGATTAATTATGAGCGCAACTGTGATTATACCTGTAACTGGTACGCCAGAGTGCAGGACTGCTATTGAATCTGTATTGAATCAAACCTATAAAGATACAACTTGTTATGTTGTTTGTGATGGCGAAGAACATTATGAAAAAGTTTCAAATATCGTAAAAGAGTTTGATAGTAAAATCAAACTGGCTTCACTACCTATCAATGTCGGCGCCAAAGGATTCTATGGCCATCGTGTCTATGCAGCTTTCACACATCTAATTAATAGTGATTATGTTATGTGGTTAGACCAAGACAATTGGTTAACTTCTAGTCATATACAAACCTGTGTTGATACTATTGAAAAAAGAAATCTTGATTGGTGTTATTCGTTAAGACAAATTCGTGATAAATCTGGTAAATTCATTTGTTTTGATGATTGTGAATCGTTAGGTAAATGGCAAACATATCATGGAATTAATCATATCGACACAAACTCCTACTGCGTTAAAACTGATGTTGCAATTAAGATTGCACAGGTATGGCATGGTGGTTGGGGACAAGATAGAGTTTTTCTAAATGCGATTGCTCAATATTTTCCAAAATGGGATTGCACAAATCAGTATACAGTAAATTATCGAGTAGATGGAGGCAAAGGTTCTGTTAATGCAGAATTTTTTATAAATGGTAATGATGTGATGTTTAAAAAATATGATGGTAGTTATCCATGGAGAGCCACCTCTTAATGATGAAAAACATTATAAATGACCATAATTGGGAAGAACTCTCTAAAAGTTTTTTAAATTCAAAACCTTTTAATTATGTTGTAATTGATAATTTCTTTAACGAAGATTTTGCAATGAATATTTTTGAAAGTATGCCAGATTATAGTCAGGCCGATGTTAATTACAATAATGTGGCAGAAAAGAAAAAACTATCTGACAACTGGCACAAATTTCCTAAAAGTATTTACACGGCTTTCTTTAATTTGGTGTCCACAAAGTTTGTGGAATCCATGAGAACACTTACACAAGAAGAAGAATTAGAAGCAGATTATGGTTTGCATGGTGGTGGTGTTCATATGCATAAGACAGGTGATTATTTGAATGTTCATTTGGACTATGATATACATCCTAAAGTACCAATGCAAAGAAAATTAAATATTATTATTTACATGACACCAGAGTGGAAAGAAGAATGGGGTGGTCATATTGAATTATGGTCACACAACGCAGAAGAAAATCAACCAAAAGAGTGTATTCAAAAGTTTGCCCCACTATTTAATAGAGCAATAATCTTTGATACTACACAAAATTCTTGGCATGGTGTTGGAGTATCTCAACCACTAATACCTCCTGTTGGTGTATTCAGAAAAAGTTTAGCAGCATATTATGTTGTTCCTACTGACCATACAGTTGGTAGAAATAGAGCATTGTTTATGCCAAGACCAGAGCAAAAAGAAGATAATAGTGTAATGGAGTTCTGTTTACAGAGAGCGGGATTGTAATGTCAAAATTATTGGTAGTTGGTGAAACAAGTTTTATTGGTAAACATCTTAATAATGACCTTTTTGATAAAATTTCTTACAAAAAATTACATAGCGTTGACCTATCACAATATGATGTGGTAGTTAATTGTGCTTTAAATCCTTTATATAAAACTCACGCATATGACAAAAAGATTGATGTTGATTTGGAAGTTGGTCTAGCGGCTTGCAAATCTGGTTGTCATTATGTTATGATATCCACCAGTAAAGTTTATGGAAATTCTGATAAGTTAAAAACTTATACCGAATTAGATAAAGTAGAATCTACTGACCATTATAGTGAGAATAAACTAATTACTGAGAATCTTTTACTAAGTAATTTTCCAAAACAAATAACTATTCTTAGAGGATCTAATATATTTGGTTTTGAATATGGTAGAAATTCGTTTGTTGGTTATTGTATGAGCCAATTGGTAAATGAAGGTTTAATTAAAATAACAATTGATGGTTTAACCCAAAGAGATTTTCTTTATGTTGAAGATGCGGCAAGAATTATTGAAAAGGTTTGTGAAGTAAAACCTCTTGGTGTTTATAACATGAGTTCAAATCAACCAACCACAGTTTATGATGTATGTGAAAATTTAATTAGAGGTTATCCTTATATTGGTGGAATTACCGGTGAAGGCAAAATTGAAAGACAATTTCTACTTGATAACACCAAATTAAAAGAAGCTTTAAAAATGGAAATTGGTCCATTTGACTTTAAAAATATATTTTATGAATTAGGAAAACGGCTATGCAAGATTTAGTAATCTCGGCAATATCAGGTTATGACTTTGAAAAAATTAAACAATGGGTATACTCATTAGGCAGAAGTGGTTATAAAGGTCGTAAAGGCATGATTTGCCACAACGTAACTGATGAAACCATTAAAAAATTACAAGAAAATGGTTTTGAAATCTTTCTAACTACACAACAAAGAAACAAAGAAAATAATGGTTGGCATTTTGCAGACAATTTTGGTTATCAAGTACCGCACACAAGACATTATTTTCATTGGAACATATTAAGAAACCTAAAAGACATTCGTTATGTTATTTCTACCGATGTTGATGTAATATTTCAATCAAATCCATCAGAGTGGTTAGAAAAGAATCTTGGAGATAAAAAACTAAACTACGGATGCGAAGGCCTTAAATATAAAGATGAGGCTTGGGGTAACGGTAATATGATGGAATGTTTTGGTCCTGTAGTTCACGATTACATGAAAGAAAGACCAATATATAATGCAGGATCCATGGCAGGAGAGTTTCAAACATTTATTGATTACTCATTAGCAGTTTGGTTATCGATTGCACAGAGTAAACATCCTACGCCAGACCAGGCGGGTGTAAATTTGATATTATCATTAGAACCTTATAAGTCAATTACTAAGTTCAATGACCACGACACGAATTGGGCTTGTCAATGTGGTACAACAGTAGACCCAAGTAAGATTGCTGGATTCAGACCTAATCTATTAAGTCCTGAACCGACATTTGATGGTGAATTTGTTTATAACAGTAAAGGTGAAAAGTATGTTTTAGTTCACCAATACAATAGAGTGCCTGAATGGAAGGCAAAGATTGAGAGTAAATATGAAAAT